TAAAGATACTCTGGACCTGCGCTACCTAATGGAAATCTGCCGTAACCTCTACCGCCCAAGGTTCCCGCCATCATATCACCAGTGCCCGTTGGCGGTGCACCATACTTAAATTGTTGACCAGACTCTACTCTACGTCTTGTCATTTCATCCATCGGTCCTGTCGGAACAAACGGTCCGCCAGGCCTTGGTCCTTGCATAGGAGGCGCTGAATCGCCATATCTTGGCGGTAACACAGTGAGTCCTGGTGGTGTTGGTTGTCCTCGTGTAGGCACTTGTGGTTGTTGATTGAAAGGGTTTAAAAACAAATTAGAGGGATTACGTCCATCTAACAAAAAATTCATGTCTGGCCCTAGAACCATGTCACCACCCTGTGGAGGCATCTGCATTTGTGGCCGTTGCATTTGTTCTAGTAAATTTTGAGAAGGTTGCATTGGCAATCTAGCTCTTCGATCCCTTAAAAACTCTCGTCCTGTAGTAATTTGACCACCGCCTTGTTGAGGTGCTCCTGCAACCTCTTGTCGAATCTGTGCAAGGCTTCCACCACCTATATTGTCTGGCCCCTGCGTTCTCATCAGTGGAGGTTGCATTTTAGTTCCATAGGGCAATTGAAAAGCAGGTTGGGGTTGCATATCTGGATTTGGAAACCTTTCAAATTGAGGTCTTCCCCCACCTATATTGTCTGGCCCCTGCGTTCTTATCTGTTGAGGGTTCATTGGCAATCTTTGCCTGAAATCCTCTGCAAATCTATTAAAAAAACCACCGCCTTGTTGAGGTGCTCTTGGTGGCGCTGTTGGCACTTGTGGCCCTTGATACTGAGGCAAAGGTTGTCCCCTAAAATTAGGGTTATTGAAGTTACCGCCGCCCAACATTCTTGTAAAATTCGTCAAATTATCTTGACGCGGTGGTGGCGTTGGCGGTTGTAGCGGTTGTAATTGTTGAATCGATTGCATACCGCCCATTGTTGGCGCACCAACACTACGTTGCATTGGAAAATTTTGTGGCATTCCTCTAAACATAACCTATCCCTCAAGCTCGTTTCTTAGCATAAGAAGAAAACAAATCCATCATCTCATACATTAGATCGGTGCCTCGCTCACGAGACTCTTCTTTGTTAGGCACTAGCTCAATAATACCACCACGTTTTTTATTCATGTCAAAGGCACCCGCGCCTCTAACTGATTGACTTTTAAAGACAAATTCACCGTCTGAAAGCATTGCCGGTATATCATCTGACGTTTCTGTGCCAGGGCCATTTATTTTACCGTTTTTCTTTTTAAATTCTTCTTCTGACACATTACCGCCTTTAGCATATGCCATGACAGGACCGCCCATATACATTTGACCTGGCGATGCGTTTAAAAACAGATCCATTTCTCTATCGCTCATGACGCCGCCCATAGCGCCACTTGAAGGCATAATTTTTCCCCTTCGTCGTGCCATTTCTTGCAACTTCATTAACCTGCTTGCGTTTCTTTTGCCTTTATCTATTTCAGGTTTCATCAATCCGCCAACACCCGTGAATCTCTCTTTTACTTGGCTTGGTGAAATAGACATTAATTCCATCAATTCCTCGTTTGACGCCTGTCCACCAAACATCCCCTCTGGCACATTTGTAACAACTTCAAAATCTGACATAGGCATTCTTAAATCATCTGAATCATAATACGCTTCAGCAAAAACAGGATCATCATTAATTAAATCCCGTAACATATCTTGCTGACCGACAGTCATATCGTTGATATGCGTCGTAAGAAAAAATTCTTTCATACCTTCTGGTACTGAACTGACAAACCCTCCGGCTTGCATACCGACTGGCTCTTCTTCTGTGACAGGCTCACTAGGTCTACCGCCTGATAGCTGTGGCATTGTGTTAGCGGGTAATAATCCAAATTCAACAGGATTTGGTGCGTCTTGACCCATTCTTCTAGCTATTTCCGCTTCTATGTTGTATCTACCCATAGAATCCATTTGAGTCATCGGTGTAAGTGGTACACCTTTTTTGTCTTTTGCCTCGTCATAAGCAAGCTTACCTAATAGTCCCGCTATGCCTAAACCACCTAAGCCACCCAAACCTCCTAAGCCAAGGCCTTGTCCTTGTTGATCTCCTTGACCAAACACACTCGCTAATGCATCTCCTAAATATCCAAAGTTGCCTGTATCGTCTACACCAGTACCTGATATAAAATTACTTAAAAAGTTTCCTTGTTTGGAGGGCACAGCTAATAATTGTCCTGGCAATAACGAGTCAGTGCTTAATGCAGAAGCAAACTGCGGGTTCATTTTTTTGAGTTCGTCTACTGATATGCCAGTTTTCTGTGAAATCGACGCTAATGTATCACCGGCCTCGGTGGGAACTTCATTTATAGGTATCGGCCCTTTTACGCCCATCAAATTTGCCAATGGCCCACCGCCAAATAATCCCGCTTTTGTTCCAAGCGCTTTTCCTATACCACCAAAACCACCCGCTGTGCCTTTCGCAATAGTTGATATACCAGGTATATTTAAACCGGCGATACCACTTGCAACACTTGATCCTAAACTACCTAGAGCACCACCAATACCAGGTATATTGGTCGCTAAACCACCTATCCCACCTAATAAGCCACCAAGTGCTGTACCAACACCAGGAACTAGCATAGCTACAGGTGCAACTTTTTTAACCACCTTCCCAACTTTTTTAACAGCTTTCTTGACAAACTTACCTATTTTTTTCAAGAAAAATTCTTCCAATCCTGTTTCTGGATTGAGACTAGCGATACCCAGACCTACCACATAACTCTCAGGATCTAAATCTAACTCGTTAAATCTAGACTCAACAGTCTTTTCAAATTCCGGATCATCAAACATTTCCGGTGGCAAGACAACCTCTCCAGTGCTTACATGAGCAAGTCGTGTATCACCGCCGCGCCCCATAGCGCTTAATTCTTGAGCCATTGCCGCCATCGGAGCCTCTGTAGCAATCCTCATTCCCTCTGCCATTTGTTCTATTTTTGCTGACTCCATAGGATCGGTAGTCTGATTGCTTTCCATCATCAACTCGTTGATAGCTGACTCTAACATTGAGTTATCAGCTTGCTGAGGCATCATCTCAGGCATTGGTTGCTCTACTTCTCCGCCCATTTGCATACCCATAGGCATAGGGTCATTGCCCATTAAATTTTGTATCCGCCTCTGTAAGTTCTCATTCATGATATTGTCACCGTAACGCTTCCTATACTTGCTGTTATACCCTGTCCTGTTGGGTAAGTTTGATGACTGTACAGATCTCTGAGCTGCGTGCCATCAAACGCTTGATGTATGCTTGTCGTAGTATTAAATATTATCGCTCCAGTTGCAAATTGTAACTCACTTATTTCAGTTGCGTTAAAGTGAGGCGATCTATCCAATTCTACCTTATTTAAGTTTATTTCCAACACTCTTATCAAACGATTGAACGTCTCAACCGATACAGCATCACCTCTTGCGACAGGCAAAAGCGTTTCAAGAATCTTGCTCATGCTCTTCTACCGCTTGGCTGTAGATCAACTCGTGTTGTGCCTAACCTCCATTTGTAACCTAATTGATTAATGGTTGTGTTGTCATCATCACTCTCAAACCTGAAAACAACCTGTCTTGCTCGTGTTCTCAAACTGCTAAACGTAGCGCTTTCTGTAATTTGCACCGTAGAGTCTGTTGTGAGCGTGTTATTTGGAAAGTTTCTTCGTTTTACCACAACATTCATAGCCGGTGAGTTATCAGATCCAGATTCTTTGACAAACTTCATATCAGGAATGACCTTCTTTAAGAAAGAGTAAGCCTCACCTGATGCTATGTCGATATCACCGCTTTCTACAAAGACACCTGTCATCGGAGATCCGTTATCATCAAATCCCGTCTCATGTTGGAAAATACAGTTATTGCTTGATGAAGTAGCTGATGCAAGCGGTTGATCTTCAATGCCCGCATCTAACCAAGCGTAACGTGTCAGCGATCCTACGCTCCAAGTGTTTTCTTCATAATTGTAAATAACATATCTTGATATCTCACCTGTCGCATCTTCTTTAGACACATAGAAGAACCACATTTCTGAATATTCTGTGTTCATACCCATATGACATTTGAATGCTTGCGATAGATCAAGATCGTTGAAAACGTATTCTTGTACAGCACAAGGTAATTTCTGTACAGAACCTGTGTATAAGTAGAAACTATTCTTACTTGCAAAAAACACCCCATTGGGTGCATTCACAGCAGACTTTGGACCTAACAGACCCGCACCCTCATTAATAAGGTTGATTGAGAAGGTCAATGGTGGGCCGATAAACTGCATAGAGTACAAACTGGTATCTGTCCAGATCAAAAGCTCCTGTCTTGACTTCAAGCCACCAATAATTGTTGATCCGCTTGATAAACGCACTGAACCGGCTGTATTTGTTGTTTTTGGCTCAAACTCAAGTTCATTCTCACTATCAGAGAACGCTACTAACATAGGATCAATAGCGCCTGTCCTTGAGCCACTGGATATCGGGTCACATCCCAAAACAATTAAATGTCGATCAGTTTCAGAGGTAACAACCTGTAAGGCTAGTGTTGGAACAAGATTAGCGCCAGTGGTTGTTGCGAGTTCTGCAGCCCTAGTCGTTTTACCATTGTTCTCAACCCATCTGTAAATACCGCCACCTCTAGGGTTAATAATTAAGTTTTCACCATAGTTATCATGAGTCCAAGTTCGTAATTGATTTATAGCGCTTAATGAAGTAGCAGATCCCCACGTACTAGATCCCCAAGTTGCCGTACCCCAACCACTTTGAGACACGTAAGTATCTAATCCTACGTTAATCTGATAAGCACCAACAACGCTTGATCCACCGTTGCCAGAATCAGATGAGTTTGCTGTTACCGCAACTCCTGACGTGTCTTTAGCGGTGATCGTATAAGCATTTATACCTGTAACAAGATCAATCTGATATTCTTGATTGAGCACTTCTGCGGTGATCAAGCCACCAAGCGATGCCGCACCTGAAAAGGTAACAAAATCGTTATTAACCGCACCGTGTGCTGTGTCAGTGATTGTAATCGTTGAGCTACCGTTTGATGCTGAAAAAGTAACATCACCGGCACTAGTTGTGCTTCGTAACGGAGTAATGTCGTAATATGCATCACCCTCTTCGATATAATATTTGAAAGTGCTACCAATACCTAGATATCTTGTGCCACCTAGCGATATCCATGAATGCAATGCTCTTGCAATGCCAAGAAAGAAACTCGTGCCAAGTTTTAGCCATCCGCCAACTTTCTCAACACGATTTTTCCTAAATCGTACCAAGTTAGCGTTGACCCAACCTTGACCTACCGAATAATCGGTGCTCTCCTTGTCAATACCAGGCTTAAATTCAAGAGGCTGTAACGGCATAATGTTACGCCAATCTTATGATTGCACCAGTAGCTGTAGCCGCAGGGAAAACTACTGTAAAATCTCCTGCTGTTGATGTTTTGTCTCCTCCAAAATCTATAACTGCACAAGCCTTATCGCTGTTTGTGTCGTTGTAAATCATACAACCTCTAGCGGTTACTGTTGCATTACTAAACGTAAGATCTGAAAAGTCGCAAATTGCTGTTGTGCCACTTGTTGTTGGCGTAACAGAGGTCAACGCAGAACCACCAGAAGTGTAATTAGTGCCACTTGCTTGTCCTGTCGTTGTGAATGCTGTTGTACTTGCACCCAAAGTTGCGGAAGAGGTATAAAGCGCTAGTTTGAAACTGTTACCAGAGCTTGCTGTAAAATTATGAGTACCGACGAGTAACTCTTGCTTGAAACTTGTCGGAATTGCACTTGTTATCGCCATTAGGGTAACTCCTTAATAATTTTTGCCATGTCTTCTTGCCCTTGCTTTGTCAGTAATCCTGTCAGAGTAACGCGATCACTTGCAATTGCATTTTTAATACCTAGTAATATTACTGTATAAATGTGATTTCTGAAAGCCTCTGCTTGCATTCTAACATGAGGTTCAGCTTGAGCACTAACCTCACATATCTTTTTCGTTATCTCTGCAGCCCAAAATTCAGGGTCATGACCCTTGTTATTGGTTGTGCTAACCATGACGTTGCCAAGCTCAAAACCAATATTATTACTCATCCCTTGTACGGCTCTGGTGGTTTTTCTTCTTCAACTTGCTCAATACCATACGCCTCTAGGGTCTCTTGTATGTTTGATCTGTCACAAACGACCCATTCACCATCGGGACATGGCATTGCTATCTTTTGATCTTCGAGTCTGTGATACCCATACAAGCGCTCGTTAAGTGGCACATTTTGATCTAACAATCCAGATCTTGGACTAACGCCAACTTGAATACCCGCTTCGATGCACTTGCATAGCCAAAACTCTACACAAGCACGACCGGCTTCTGCGAAATGTAAGTTACCAGAATAACTAAAATCAATGCCAAAAAGGTTAATTTCTTTTACTTTTGAATAAAGCGCAAAGGCAACCGCATATGCAACTGTGTTATTGAAATATCCGCTTTTTGTTGTTTTCACAACCTCTTCGATGGGATACTCAATAATTCTTGGAACTCGTGCATCAAGCTCACAAGAGTAGATAGGTTCTGCAAATTTAGGAAGAAGCTTTCTCATCACTTCTGTTTGATAACCGGCATCTTCGGTATCTAAATATCT